ATCACTGAATAATCATATAAATTTAAACTTGCTCTTTGTCCGAATTGGCATTTTTCATTATCTAACTTGCCTCTCTCTAAAACTTGATTCCAAGTCGGAAAAGAATTCAATATTTCAGTACTTGTCAAACCAGTTCTTCTTAAAATTTTACTTATCTTTAATCGTTTGTCTGGTCTTTTAATATAATCTTGTATTTCTTTCTCAGGATTTATTACAGTATACCGTGCTAATATATCATAATATATTTCCTTTACTGCTTGGTAAGCCACTATATTTAATTGTGCATCATAAGCTTGACCAATACATGACAATAACATATCTATAACATCTACTTCCTCACCAGTTACTAGAAAAAACTCTTTCAAGCATAAACTAGTCATTATCTCTCTTGTTTCTTTATGAGCTATAACTGGCGGCATATCTGGTATAGTAGTCTCTATAAAGCGTCTTTTCAAAAATATTATTCCTGATTTCTTAACCTCTTGGGTTTTTTCATCAATGACGCTCAAAAAACTATCAAATTCTTCAACCTCTCTTAATTTCATGTCAAAGAACTCATCCAAAAACCAAGCATATGTCTTAGTATTTATTATTTGCTGTAAAGTATCCGGCCATGTCCAAGCATGATCATCTCCATATACTATCATTGCCAATATTCTTAAATAAATACACTGCTTTATATAAGGCGCTATAGAAGGATATTTCCATATATTATATTGAAGATATATACAGAATAGAAACAATTTAGCAAAACTATCTAATAATGACGTCTCTAACCCTCCTGAATACACCTTACCTTTTTCTATCCGCCAAAAACCTCCCAAATGTAATACAATCTTTGTAACTATATGATACATAAAATATCGGAATAAATTTTTTATATAATTTTTTTGCTCTTTCTGTTTTATTCGACATCTTATAACATAAATATCCTGTACCACAATACATATCCATAAAGATACTCTGTACATGCTTATCTAATTTATAAATATCCCCTTTACCATAACGCTGGCCAGGGACATCATAACTCAATAATTTTGCTAAATTATAAGCTCCTCCATGCATAAAGTTTATCCCTATAGCTATATAGGTACCAGTCATAATATATTTCAAAAACCACAAAAGAGTATGTCCCATAAAACTATGAAACATAGACGGTATAAAAAACTCCCTCATACTTAATAATAATTTCTTTAATTTTTCTATTGTAGGAGTTCCCATCAATTTTTTCCATTCTTTTTTTTGGCGAATAACTTCAAAATCTACATAATCTACATTTTTCTGAAAATATAGATGTATCATAAATTTATGAAATGCTCTTAAATTCGCTTCATATAACATTGACTTCTTACCAGAATTATGCATTTTATACTTTATCCCTTCTACTACAAAATCATATGCACTCCCTGGTATAATGCCTCCCCCGGTATTCCAATTCCAAAAAAATAAATCTTCTGGACTATATTTAAATTCTATAGTATCAAAATATTTTTTAAGATTTAAATAATCCAATAATATCCTATAAGCAGGCCCTATTAATCTACTTACTTTATTCCATTTCTCTCCTTCAAAACATGTATCGACATCATACTCTTTAAGCAAATGAATCTGTTTCTCCAAAGTCATATGTCCCGTAGTAAATACGACTCTATCATAAGTCTGGCCAAAAAATTGGCCATCAAAATCCATACATGGAGAAAACTTTTCATATATTAGATGATAATACGAATACACTATATAAGCTCTATGAGCCAGAGAGCCCGGAACGTAATCCTTTATACCCGTCAATTTATACATCAGTCTCTGGGACGATGCTTTTACTATTTCCTTTATTAATGGTGACGGGAAAACGACATCCTCCTGATATTCATTTTTATGTTGAGTTGGTGGTCGTATCAATATCTGAGATTTATTAGTATATAACTGAACGTAAAACTGGAAAAAAGTTTTAGTACATCTCTCTTTACGTTTAGATATCCTACCATTCAGCATCAAATACTTTGACACTATCTCAGCATAGACACTAGCCAACATTTCTTTCTTTGTGTGATACTCAGTGGGACACCTTATAACAGGGTCTATACAATTCTTTGTATCAAAAAATTCATAAGCTACTTTCGGATTTACATGCTTATGCATTGGACAATCTACTATTCGTGTTTGCATTCTTGTTAGTTTTGATCTATAAAATAATTTATTTAATATGGGATATCGGGGAAAACCTATCTTACAAAATATGTGGTCTAAAGGCTGTAATTGTATTGTCAGTTTTCAAATTGGTGTAAATATTGTTCTTTAACTGTGAA